AAGGATTTCATCTGATTAGCAACTTGTTTGTTAAATCTTCTGTTTGGCATTATTTTTTTCCTCCGTTTTTAAAGATTTGTGTTCCCTTTATTCCAAAAATACTTCCGACGACAAGAATCCAAAGGGTACTGAACCATGTCGGCAGTGCCGCGAAATGCTCAAAGAAAGTTTTTACTTTCTCAAGTGCACTCGGATCGTCCGAAAAAACTCCCCAAGCGAGCACCACTATGGGCGCCGACAAAATCACAAGAACGAATTCGTCCTTGTAGTCGTTTTGACGTGCCTCTAATAACTTACCCTGGTAAGCTTCCTCACCTCGAGCTTGTCGTTCTGCATGTAACAACTGAGCATCAGACATCGCGACTTTTGCCTTTTGCCTGTTAGCATAAATTTTTGAGCCTGCAGAGACGGCTAATTTTATTGCCGATAACCACATAATTTAATACCAAGTTGCTTTTACAGGTTTCTTATCTGGTCTCATACGCTTTGTGCCTCTTACATCAACTGTCTGTGATGTAAATGGATCAGTCATTTCAACCGGAATCCCACCTTGCTGCTCGCCTTTTGCGTTAGCACCAAGTTCAGGTACAACTTTTACGTTGTCTCGACCATTTCTTTTGTGTTTAACCATAGTTAACTCCTTAAGTTATGATTTATACCTATTTTTTCGGAAAGTTTCTACCGAAATCATGAATTTTACTTTGATCAGCCATAGTTTGTTTAGCTAATGAGACTCCAGCACGCAATCCAGCTAGTTCTTGGTTCTGTTCTAGCTTCTCGTCGTGTTGTTGGTCGTTCATCATCGCTTTCATAGTGTCTAAATCAAGTCTTGCTTCTTGATTTGCAGCTTTTTCTTGATCAGCTTTAGCTTTTAAGTCTAATTCACGTGATTTTAGTTTTAATAATGGGTCACCACCGACTTCTGAACTAATTTTATCTTCTTCTTTAGCGTAATCAATCATCATTTCAGCAATTAATTTAGCTTTTCGTGATTCTATTTGTGAAGTTATCTGTTGAACACGTTGTGCCATCTGCATTGCTTGCGGATTTTGTTGCATCATCATAGGATTTTGCATCATTGGACCAATTTGTTGTTGTATCATTTTAATTTCTTGCATTTCTTCTACAAATTCTAGCTGAATTTGTTCTTGAGCCATGTAAGAAATGTGTTCAAGTATATTTTTTTGCAAAGCCATCATTGCCATTGGATTATTTTGCACCATAGAAATAGACATAAAACTTAAATGTGCATCAATATGAGCTTTATGGTCTTGTCCTGGAAAAGCTTTAAACGGTTTTCCACTAATAGCTAAAATATTTTCTAGAGCTGGGTCCATTGGTTGTGGTGGAGCTGGTGGTGGAAGTATTGCATTAACATTTTTTACTCCTAAAGCATCATACATAGATCTATAAGCTTGATATAAATTATGTATTCTAGGATTTGATTGTGCTAATTGTAGTTGAGATTGAGCTAAAGATATTCTTTGAGTTTGTGAAAAGATGTTTGGATCTGCTACAGGTAAAATATCAACCCTATCATCAAAATCTTGAATTTTAATTTCTCTTGTTGCACCTGGTACATCGTAAGGATATGTAGGTGGTAAATATGTTTTAAATACTTCTGCTAATAATTTAAATTCTTGTTTTAATCCAACGTATAATCTTTTGTGTATAGCTGACATTACCCGCGATCCACGCTCCAATAATGCTACTGTCGTTCCGACCGCAGCTTGTTGATTCATATCACCAACTTGCATATCAGCGATACTCGCGAATCGTTGACCTGCATTTACAACTATACCCATAAGTTGAAGTAAAGTTGAGTCTGGTCCTTTAAAAGGTAAGGTCATAAACTGATCTTTGATGTTGCCGCCCGGAGCGTCGACGTCTCTAAACTCACCAGGTTGTAAAGGTTGTGCATCATCTCTAACTCTAATACCTCTAGATTTAAATCCTGATGGTAAGTTAGCTAAGGTTCCCGCATCCAATAATTGTCTAAGAGCTGCAGTGGCAGTTCTGGTTAATCCGCCGATCATGTGTATTAAACCAAAACCATAAAAACCTGTTCCTGGTAAAAATTTAAATTGCACAAAATAATTTATTTTCTTTTTAAGTGGATCGTTGTCACTAAAATTTCTTCTAATTGATAAAACTTTTTGTCCTGCTTCTGCAACAGTTACAACATAAGGTAATTTAATTCCTGTTGGTTCACCATCACCACCCATGTCTTCATAACCTTCTAAATCTAAATTAGTGTGTATTTCATAAAGTGTATATTGATCTTCTTGGCCATCTTTACTTATGCCCTCTAATTCTAATTTTTTATCTTCTAATTGATTTTGTGTTACTGGTGGTGATCCTAGTTCTACATCTTTATAAAATCCGGCTACTTGTTGTTTTCTTAACTCGTTTTCAGAAATTTTTATTACATGAATAATGGCCTCTGCGTCTTCTAAAGAATTAGCAGAATATGGAACTATTAAATCGTCCGCTGGTACAAACTTAGACACGGCTCTACCCAAGAGGGAATCATAATATACTTTTTTAAAGGTAGAGCCGCTAAGAGGGAGATAAAAAAGCATTTGATCAAACTCAGGCTCGTATTCCTTCATTTGATCGGTGATTTGATAATTCATAAAATCTTTTACACGCTTTGCTTGTTCTTCTTTAGCAACTGTAGTATCACCCATTATTTGAGTTCTAACAGGTCCATCTGCTGGTAATAATTCTTTATAAGCTTGCGCTTGAAATTGTGTGACTGCTTCTGCGAGAACAGGATGATTTACACCACTTGCCCCTCTAAAAGGTTCTGTTCTTCTTTCGTATTTAAATCCTAAAAGCTCTAATCCATTTCTATAAGTATCTTCCCAATCACCTCTAGATTCTTTGTATTCATTGTATTGCTCTACCATTTTAGAACCAAGAGACTCTAAAATATCTTCACCTAAAAACTCTGCTAAATTTTCAAAATGATCTTGACCACCCTCTTCAGTTACAGCTCTTGGATCAAAGGCAATTTCAGCACCACCTTCTTCATCCATAGTAACTTCAATGTTACCTTGTTGATTTTTCTTTTCAATAATCTCATCTCGCTCTTGAATTAGTTCTTCTTGTTTTGGAACTTTAACAACAGTTTCTGATATATTTGTATTTGGAAGCGGTTTATCTATCGTAGCCATCTATTATCCCTCTATTATTTCCCTAGCCGACACCATAACAGTTGGTTTAATTTTTGTCAATTTGGGCTCATCTATGGTAATTGTTTCAGGGTGAGTAAGAGTCCAGGCAAGCAGCTCAGGTTGGCTTACCTTTTTTTCATTTTGTGTATCTACAATGGCTCCTCTAATTGAGTCATATTTTATTTCCATTATCTTTTTTCCTTAAACATAGTAGCAATACCACCTCTTGCAAAGTATGCGCCTTTACCAAAACCAGGACCAGCAACTTGTTGACCTTGTCTCTCTTTAGCAGCAGTTTGTTGTCTAAAAGTTCCACCACCACCTGGATCTAATTGAACCACATTACTAAATGCACCAGCTGCTCTGTCCGCCTCTCTTGTTTTAGCTCTTTGTTTTTCTAATTTAGCAGCTTCTCTTTCTTTTTTTTGTCTATCGGCTTCTGCTTTGGCTGCATCTTGTATAAACTTATTTCTCTCTTTTGCTATTTGTAAACTTCTAAGTTGTTTAATTAAGTTTGTTGTTTGATTAGTGCCTTTCATAATTGCTCTTGAATTAATGTCAGCTAATTGTTCATCCGATAAAGTTCCTTCGAGAATTCCTTTTATTTCATTAACACCTAAATTATACTTTTCACTCAACGTACCTGAAACATTATCTATTCTTTTATCAAAAGTTTTATCGGTCATTTTATTTAAATTATAACCAGCCATTACATTTGAAGGATCATTATAATCACCGGTGTTAACTATTCTCCCTATATCATCAACCCTAATTCCCATATTACCGGCAATATTTTCTGCAATCGCTCTTTGATTAACAGGAAGTAAATCTGCTAGGCCTTGTCCCAGTCCTCTAAATAAATTTAATGTTGGACTTAAATTTACCATTGAACCCAACTGTGATTTTATTTTTCCCATAAAAGTTTGAGAACCAGGT